AATGGTTTTGTACGGACCAGTACATCCTACAGCACCAAATTATATTGATTTTACTGGCAATTCAGACGTACTTGCCTTGCGGTTCAATGGTTCTGATACTTGGAACTTCCAAGACAACGCCATCACCACTACTGGCGCACTGACTTGCGATGCGTTCACAACCGTTGATCCGCATATAACCATGACCGCTGGTGCGGCAATCGCCAGAATCAGGGGTGACAATACAGGTACAAGCATCTATCTGGAAGGTGGCACAGGAACGACTGATGGCTCAAGGGTAGAAGTTCATGGGGCTGGTGCAGCAGCGGCTGGTGACGTCTGGATGTATGGTCTGTCCAATGAAATTGCCGCCCAATATGACTACAGCGCTGATACGTGGAAATTCCAAGACAACGCCATCACCACTACTGGCGCAATAAACGCATCGGACACGATTACAGCCGGGTCAAGCAGTTCAACTACGAATAAGCTACATGCCTATGTCAGCGGCGATCAGGGTGGTGGAATCATTACCCTGTTGGGGCTGGAACATAATGAGTCGGGCGGCTCTGCGGGGGATGGTGTCGCTATTGATTTCTTTACCAGTGAGGACACCCCATTTGCTGCTGGGTCAAAAATCGGCACAGATTCTACCCGTGGTGCAAGAATTTGTGCGGTTCGTGAAAGTGGTGATATATCTGGCAATGTACAACTTGAGTTTCACACCGCAGTTAACTCAGCCGATGCATCAAAGCAATGGGTTATTCAGTCCAATGGCACGCTGACAGATGATGGCCTGGGTCATATTATCACCACTACTGGTTCCATAACTGGTGGAAACATATATCCCGGTGGACAGACTGTAGGACATTTAAGATCCGTCAGCGGTAACTATGGTTCCGTAGAAACAATTGGTGCAGATGGTACATCAAGTTCCTGGCATGGATATTCTATTGGCGGCAGAGCAGTTTTTATGGATAACGCCGGAACCGCTACAACTAACAGAGTAGGTTTATATGATGACTTAAATAATCAATGGTTGATACAGTTTAACGCAGATGCAGCAGGCAGTAATGAAACGCAATTATACTATAACGGAGCCGCAAAACTAGAAACGACAAGTACAGGTATAAGTGTTACCGGAAATGTTGTTGCTACGGCAAATACAGAAGATCAGTATGGCCCAATGCGTGGAAATCCATGGATCTCGGTTGACCAAACCGCTGCTTATACATTTCCTGCTGCTGCTACAGGTAGAACAATAGGTGTAGGCCCGAATATACCTTCTTCTATGCAATTAAACACCGGCGTTTTTGTTGGTGGTGATACGATTACTGTATGGAATGGTACAACTTCTGATATATCCATAACAGAAGGTTCAGGATTTACTCTTAGGCTTGCAGGAACAACTAGCGTAGGCACAAGAACACTGGGCGTTTTTGGTTTGGCTACCATTGTAATAGCGGGTGGTGGATCAAGTGCATTTATTACTGGTGCAGGATTGTCATAATGGGAGTTGTTGCTGCGGCCAATTTTAATAAAATCGATGTTATAGGTCACGCTTTTGCCAGCACTGCCGGACAAAGTAATGTAACTTTGACTTTACCTTTTCAAAGTGATTACGATATTGTTTTATTTATTGTATATGAAAATAGTACCACAAACAGACCTACAATAACAGGGTTTTCTGAACTACATTCCGATAATGGTACTTTTAATGGTTCGGGCTGCACAAGAGTTTTAATGAGTGGTAATGCTTCAGGTACTACGATAACAATTCCAAATGACGCCACATATAATGGTGTTTGTGCTGCTGCGATGATTTTTAGCTCTACTCGCTGTACTTTTTCTCCGTATGGTGGAAGCTGGAGTTTTTATACCGCTGATACAACTACTAGTGTTACAGGGACAGGTAATTTCGATTTCTTTTGTGGTATGTGCAATATGGACGGAGGCGGAACCGAATTATATGATGGATGGACTGTAGACAATGATTGGACATCAGGTGGTGCAGGAAATGAAGGAAAAAATAATGCTACTTATGGAGATAATACGGTAGAATATACAGGAGCTGTAGCAGGAAGAGCTGCTCAAAATCTTTGGAGGCCGTGGTCGGACGTGAATACACCTGCACTCACATTATACAGACCTGAGGACTCAGGCGTTACCGAAACTAGTGGTACACAATACACATTTTTTTATGTTACTAGTGATACGACATAACGTAAATTCTTCTAAATATAAATAACACAGACAAATAAATAAATCATAAGGAATATTACCATGGACTATGAAGTTGCCGATGCAATAGACGCCTCATTTGATGACAATCCTACACACTTTCAAGACATCGTGAACAATGTTTTGCAAAACAAAGCAAGAGAACGTGTGGAAGTTGAAAAGGTGAAAGTCGCACAGCATCTCTTTCAGGATGCTGAAGAAATCGAAACCGGAGACGATAATGAAGAGTTTTAAAAAAGAATTTATGACCGAAGCGCCGGGTGCTCCGGCGGCTGACAATAAAGAAAAGAAAGACGATGATAAAGAGGCTAAAGAATATAAGCCTCGGTCTAAAGGTGAAGAAGATTTTGTTGCATCTCACGAAGTAGAGAAAGTGGGTCATCCGGTGGCCGGTGACGAACAATTTAATTCTAAATCTAAAAAAACTGACGCAACAAGAAAAGCCGATAAAAAACTACGTGAAGAACTAACTCAAAAAATTATAGAGCATTATCGTCTTGTTAATATTATTGCTGAAGAAATGAAAGATTGTGAACATTGTGACGGTAAAGGTTATCACAAAGAAGATGGCGAAGAAAAAGAATGTCCAGAATGTGATGGCACTGGTAAAGTTGAAATGAATGATGACAATTCTGAGAAGGATGAAGACTGATGGCTACCATTAAAATTCTTGCCAACAACATTGCTCTAACTACAGCGAATGATTGTTGGAATGCAACATTTGTTCGTGTAGTTAACACAACTGCTGGAGAAGCAAACGTTGCAATTGCCAATACTAGAGGTCCAGAAAACGAAGGAGGAATTTCAGGTAACTTCGTTTTAGAAGCTGGGCAAACAGAAATTATCATTAAAGAACCAACAGACACCATTGCTAGTGATGTTGAAATTCAAGCAACACCTGTTGCGAGGTACTAAAATGAAACTTATCTGCGAAGTCACAGAAGAGATCGAATACATCACAGAAGATGGTGCAGAAGATCAAAAAAAAGGAACATACATCAAAGGTGTATTTCTTCAAGGTAATTTGAAAAATAGAAATGGTCGTGTGTATCCTATGGAAACACTTGATCGTGAAGTAAACAGATACAATAAAGATTTTGTTGAGAGAAAGAGAGCATTTGGTGAATTGGGTCATCCTCAAGGACCTACAATAAACCTTGATCGTGTTTCACACATGATTACGGAATTGAAAAAAGATGGTAACAATTACATCGGTAAAGCCAAAATAATGGAAACACCTATGGGTAACATTGTTAAAAATCTTATTAGTGAAGGTGCTCAGATAGGTGTATCTTCTCGTGGTATGGGTTCATTGAAACAAAAAAATGGTATCAATGAGGTACAAAACGATTTTCATTTAGCTACTGCGGCAGATATTGTTGCGGATCCCTCAGCACCTGATGCTTTTGTTGAGGGAATTATGGAAAATGTGGATTGGGTATATGATGAACGATATGGATGGAAAGCAATTGAAGCCATTCATGAGTATAAAAAAGAGATAAAGAAAACATCAACAAAAGACCTCACCGAGAAAAAGTTGAAAATTTTTGAAGATTGGATCTCAAAACTTTAAATTTTATAAATAATCGAAAACAAATCTCATAAGGAGTTAAGAAAATGTCTGAAAGAGATATTCAAGAAGAAGTCTTTGAGACTGACGAAGAGCAACTTGACGAATTCAAAGCGTCTATGGGTGATCCTTCAGAAGTGCCAGAACCTACTTCTACTAAACAGAAAAAGCGCAAAGGCGATAAACAACAAACGGACGATCCTGCGGATTCCCCCACGGCTGTCAAGGCTGAAAAGGGCAAAGTAGCAGAATCGAAGATGGGCATGATTCAAGCCGTCATCGAAAGAATGAATGGCATGAGTAAGTCTGATCTTGCTGCCAAGTATGAGCAAATGCTTGAGTCTCTTAAAGAGTCTGACTTGACGGAAGAAGAGCAAGACGAAGAGGTAACGGTTGTTTCCGTTTCTCATCGTGTCACATCTGATGATATCAACATCGATGAAGATATGAATGCTCTTTTTGGTTCTGATGACACACTCACAGAAGAATTTAAAGATCGAGCAGTTACAATTTTCGAAGCCGCTGTTGTTTCTAAGATCAACGAAGAGCTTGAAAAAGTTGTTGTTTCTGTGGAATCAGTTCTCGAAGAAGAACGTACAAATCTTCGCGAAGAAATGACTGGTCGTTTGGACGATTACATGGATTATGTTGTTGAGAATTGGATGGAAGAAAATAAACTTGCCGTTGAATCAGGCATTCGTTCTGAAATGACCGAGAGCTTTATTCAAGGTATTCGCGATTTGTTCATCGAACATTACGTGGACATTCCTGAAGAACAAGTGGATGTTCTTGAAGAACTTGCTGTTACAAGCGAAAATCTTGAAGATCGTCTTAACGAAGAAATTCGCAGAAATGCTGGTTTGAAGAAAGAACTTGAGCACTATGCTAAGCTTGAAGTTTTTGCCGAATCTTGCGAATCGCTCACCGAATCCCAGAAAGAAAAATTCTGGTCTTTGGCCGAGAGTGTTGATTACGTTGATGAAGAAAACTATGCAGAAAAGTTGGCAATGTTGAAAGAGAGTTATTTCTCTGAAACGGAAGACAACAGGGTGAATAGCGATTTTGATGATTCAGAGCCTCTAGAAGAAGAGACAGATACCACTTATGTCGATCCTGCTATGAGTGCTTACGTGAGTGCCATTTCACGCACACTGAAAAAATAATTTTTATAAATAACAGTAAAAATAGATAATCATAAGGAGAAATCTAATGCAATATGCAACTGAAGAACTCATGCAGAAGTGGCAACCAGTACTTGAGCATCCTGAACTTCCTGAAATTAAGGATTCTCATCGCCGTCAGGTTACCGCAACTCTGCTGGAAAATCAGATTAACAATGCCAGAGAAACTGGCGGATATCAAATGCCTAGCCTTTTGGGTGAAGCTGCTCCAACCAACGCTATGGGCGCTTCTAGTTCCACAGCTTCGGACGGTTCAATTGATACCTACGATCCAGTACTTATTTCCCTGGTTCGCCGCTCTATGCCGAATCTGATTGCGTATGACGTATGTGGTGTACAGCCGATGACAGGTCCTACGGGTCTGATCTTCGCTATGCGGGCACGTTACAGTGATCAAACTGGTGACGAAGCTCTGTATAACGAGGCTAACACCTCTCACTCAGCCACTGAAAGTGTTTATGGTGGTGCTAACACAGCTAACCCCGAAGGTGTTCTTGACGGTTCTGCCGGTTCAGAACAAGCTGGTAACGATCCTACGGCTCGCGCTTCTGGTTCTGGATATACTCTGCATCAGGGTATGTCTCGTTCAGACGCTGAAGCACTTGGTGACGCTGCTGGTAACGCTTTCGCAGAAATGGCCTTCTCAATTGAAAAGGTTTCTGTTACCGCTGTTTCTCGCGCCCTGAAAGCCGAGTACACAATGGAACTTGCACAGGACCTGAAAGCTATTCACGGTCTGGATGCTGAAACAGAACTCGCCAACATTCTTTCTGCTGAAATTCTGGCTGAGATCAACCGCGAAGTTGTTCGTACAATCAACTACACCGCTACTGCTGGTGCTCAAGATAATGTTGCTTCTACAGGAACATTTAACCTTGATGTTGACTCCAACGGTCGTTGGTCTGTTGAACGCTTCAAAGGCATGATCTTCCAGATCGAGCGCGAAGCAAATCAAATTGCTAAAGACACACGCCGCGGTAAAGGTAACCTGTTGATTTGTTCTTCAGACGTTGCTTCTGCTCTTCAGATGGCCGGTGTTCTTGATTACACACCTGCTCTGTCTTCTAGTTTGAACGTTGACGATACAGGCAACACGTTTGCTGGTGTTCTGAACGGTCGTACAAGAGTGTACATTGACCCGTACTTCTCTTCTGCTTCTGGCAAACAGTATTTCACAGTTGGTTACAAAGGATCATCTTCTTTTGACGCTGGCTTGTTCTACTGCCCATATGTGCCGCTGCAGATGGTTCGTGCAGTAGGTGAGAATACGTTCCAACCGAAGATCGGATTCAAGACTCGTTATGGCATGGTTGCTAACCCATTTGCTAAGGGTGCAACGGCTGGTAACGGTTCTATCGCCTTCGCTGATAAGAACGTGTACTATCGTTTGGTTGGTGTTTCTAACCTGATGTAATATAAAAAGAGTAGACTCAATCTACCATTTTTAAGAGGGTGTTTCGGCACCCTCTTTTTTTTGGAGCATTGGTAGAGAGTTATCATAAATATACACATGAGTATAGAAAACACACAACCAAATAATGTCAATATGCTGTCGCCGACAGCGTTTCGTTTTACGTTGCAACGAACTCCGCACATTAATTATTTTACATATAATGTACCTGTGCCGTCTATTTCGTTAGGCGAATTGACACAACCAACACCTTTATTGAACTTACCAGTTCCGAGTGACAAACTTATATTCGAACCTCTTGCTTTGAGGTTTCGAGTTGATGAAGATTTGAAGAATTATCTCGAAATATTCAATTGGTTGAATACACTCGGTACACCCGAAACTCTAGACAATTCTGCTTGGAAACAAAATCAACAAACATACAAATCTAGTGGTGTTTTTTCGGATGGAACATTGTTAGTATTGACTAGCAAACAAAACATGAATCTTAGAATTAAATTCTTTGATATGTTTCCTATTAACCTAACAGAACTGACATTTGATGCCTCATTAGCTGATATTGAATATTTGGAATCAACAGCTACATTCAGATATACTCATTTTGAAATAGAAACATTGTAAAATTTCTTTACGGTTTAAAAATTATGTGATATAATGCAGAAACATTGATGCGAGGAAAGAACATACCATGCTTTTGGAAGATATTATAGAACTATGGAAAGAAGATGTAAAGATCGATGATGTAGATTTAGATAATGAAAGTCTCAATATACCCAATCTACATGCCAAGTATATGAAGTATTTATATGATGAAAAGATGAAGTTAAAAGTTCTTCTGTTAAAGAAAAAGAAGTTGCAAAAGATTCTTTCTGAATATTATAAAGGCGATCTTAATCACCCCGAAGCTTTAAAAGAAATAGGTCGTGAGCCTTGGCAAAGAACAATTTTAAAACAAGATTTGATTAATTACATTGACAGTGACGATGATATGATTAAACTTCTTACTAAAATATCCTATAAAGAAGAAGTGGTATCCTTACTTGAAGACATAATGAAAAGTATAAACACAAGAGGGTTTCATATTCGTGCAGCAATCGACTGGAGAAAGCTTACTCAATTCGGAGTATAGAGAATTGGTATCGCTTGAGAAACTAGATGAAACTCATATGAGAGTACATGCATCTTCTGGAATCAGAAGAGAAATGTCGGACTATTTTTCCTTTTTTGTACCAAATTACAAATTTCATCCCTCCTATAGAAATAGATATTGGGATGGTAAAATAAGATTACTCAAACCTGATTATAGTATCTATGTTGGTTTACTTCCCTATGTAAAGAAATTTTGTCAAGAGAGGGATTATGATTTAGAATATGATTCCGAGTTTGAAATGCAGGACGAATGTTCTCTTAATGAAGTAATCGAATTTGCAAAAGATCATGCTTTGTCACTTACTCCGAGGGATTACCAAGTCAAATCCGTTGCTCATTGTATACGAAACAAAAGAGCGTTAATACTATCGCCAACTGCGTCAGGCAAATCACTAATCATATATCTACTGACGCAATTCTATCAGGAACACAAAGTATTGATTATTGTTCCTACCGTGTCCCTTGTTCATCAAATGAATGGTGATTTTAAAGATTATGGTTATAAAGAAGAATGCAAACTAATTAGTGCTGGTGTCGATAAAGAATCAATAGATGAAAAAATTACTGTAAGTACGTGGCAATCGATATATAAAATGCCAAAGAAATGGTTTGATCAGTTTAATGTTGTTATAGGTGATGAGGCACATTCATTTAAAGCAAAATCACTAACAACTATAATGCACAAACTAAACAATTGCAAATATAGATTTGGTTTTACCGGTACCTTGGACGGCACTGAAACACACAAACTAGTTTTAGAAGGATTGTTTGGAGAAGTAAAGAGTTTCGTAAAAACAAAGGAATTGATAGAAAAAGGCACGTTGGCCGATCTTGTAATTAAAATATTAGTATTGAATTATTCGAATCAAACTAGAGATTGGTGCAAGAAAATGGACTATCAATCCGAAATGGATTTTCTTGTTGCAAACCAAAAAAGAAATAATTTTATTAAAAACCTAACATTATCTTTGGAAGGAAATAGTTTGGTTCTTTTTCATTATGTTGAAAAACATGGAAAGGTGTTATATGATTTGATAAATAAGGAAGCGAAGAGGCGAAAAATATTTTTTGTTTTTGGTGGTACTAGTGCTGAAACAAGAGAAAGTGTAAGGTCAATTACTGAGAAAGAAACTAATGCTATTATTATAGCATCTTACGGAACATTCAGTACTGGTATTAATATTAAGAATATACATAATGTTGTTTTTGCGTCACCAAGAAAAGCTAGAATAAGTAATTTGCAATCTATTGGTCGGGGCTTGAGAAAATCGTCATCAAAAACAAGTTGCGTATTGTATGACATAGCAGACAATTTACAATATAAAAAGAGAGTGAACTATACATTAAAGCATCTCTATGAACGAGTAAAAATTTATAAAGATGAAAATTTTGAACATAAAATTTACAAGATCAATTTGGAGAAGTAAATGGACGAATTCACAAATCCTTTGCGTATAATGAAACTTATATCGGGAGAAACAATTGTTGCGGTATTAGAAGATGTTACAGAAAATGATTATATTGTGGTCAATCCAATGCAAATGGAAATGACCGTGAATAGTTATAATCAACCGGCCATGATTGCTCAAGAATGGGTTGTATCACAAACCAATATTTTTAAAATATCTAAATCGCATGTCATTGTGTCTTCAGTGCCAAGCGAAATGATGCAAGGTTATTATGCTAGTTCTTTAATGAAATTAAATAACAGCGAAAACAAAGTGATGAAAGAAAGTGAGTTTGATGATTATGAAGAAGTGGAAGATGAATACGATGAATTTATAGATGAGATGACAACTGAACTGGAAAAAACATTTCATTAAAACACTTTACAGGTACTATTACAATGAAGTATAATAAATCAATTCATATTATATCAATATGTTTTGTGCTTTTGGTAACTGTTCTTGCAGGCTTAACATCATGCACAGAATATACAACAGAAAAAGGCCGGTATACATGCAAATGGGAAAACGGTGCAACGGTTTGTGTAGACAACTGGTTATTGGATCCTGTTATATTGGAATCAGTAGACGCCCCTAATTCTGAAACAATGAAATTGGGTAGGACAATACAAACACCTTCTCAATATAAAGAAATGTGCGAAAGATTAGAAGACAAAGATATTTGTTACGAAATAGAATAATTATTTGGAGTAATTTTCATGGCTCAAAAGTTTACTCAAGACCTTTGGGGTGATTTGAAACGAATCAATAATGAAGTAAATAATGATATCAATTATAAGACTGACTTACAACTGTATGAAAGAAAGGATTATTGGACAATTGTAAAAGGTAAAGGACGAGGCGATTGTGATGATTATGCAATTACTAAAATCAAAAGATTGGTAAATGAAACTAAATGGTATAGAAAAAATCTTGGTATTGGTATTTGTTACACGGAAGACAAAATGGGCCGGCCAGGAAAAGGCGGCGGACATGCTGTAGCAATTGCTCGTACTGACCGTGGTGATTTCGTATTAGATAATAGATATCCTAAAGTTATGCCATATCGTGATCTACCATACAAATGGATTGCATTTGAAGACTATCAAAATAAAAAATGGGTTCTGATTGAGGAATAAATTATGTCGCAAAAAATTGATTCGAATAATTGGAATGCATTGGTATCAATCAATGCAAAAGTTAATAATGACGATAACATCAGTGTAAACGTTGATTA